CAGGAATGCCGACTGGGAATTCGTGCACTGTTACGGGGAGAGTTGCGTACCAAAAACACGATGACTCTGGCGAGGACAATCCTTATATTAGCGACCGGTACGACTTAAACAGGAAAATTACCAGCAACGGGGAATTCTTGCTCTGGTCTGATTCGGTGGAAAGTGGGTATTGCCAAATCTATCATAAAGATCAAACGGTAACGTTGGCTTATATGGGTAGGTCCGTTGTCGTAGCAGTTCCTGTAAAACATAACCAGACTGCTTCAGGAACGCTCTAGGAGCCTTTACGGAGAATCACTAATGAAACTACTAAGTGCAGAATATTTTCCTATCGCTCCAACCGTTGATACCGACTCTCTTACCCTTATCACGAGCATCCTTGTCAATCGTCAGCTTCGAGACAGGTTCGATGTGCTGAATAAATACTCGAACATCCGTTGGGCATCAGGCTCCGACCCTGTCCCAACGCCGATTACAACCCCGATGGTCGAACTTCTTGATGCTCACGCTACGTCGGTTATTCAGCAGTACGACGGTGACGCCTCTAAGCCGATGGTTGTCCTTTGGAGTGGTGGCGTTGATTCGACGACGATTATTTGCGCTTTGTTGAAGAACGGCGCGAAGAACGTTAAGGTTCTTTGCTCTAAGGACTCGATTGAAGAATATCCGTGGTTCTTTGAGAACGTTGTGAAGAAGCTCCCACATACGGTGTCCGACAAAGTGCCTACTGATATGCGGACAATCCCTGCTTCGGCTATCGTCACAGGCTGGTGTGCTGACCAGCTTTTCGGTTCGAACGTGCACCTACGCAACCTAGGTACATATAACTGCTCCGTGCAAGAGGGGGTTTTGTGGCATTGGAAGCGTTCGCATCCCGATGGGATTCTCGCTCAGTCTGCTTTGGATACGGTTGATGCACGTATCAATGAGTTGGGCGCGAAATTGGGGGTCAAGATTGAGCAATTTTGTGAGTTCGCATGGCTGGCGAACTTTGCTATTAAGTGGAACTTAGTGCGTGATGGATTGAAGTTTGATTTATTCGGCTCTGCAAATCAGGGCAAGGGCATTGCCTTCTTCGACCATCAGCCGTTCTGCAATTGGGCAATCGGGCGGTTCGACGGCCTGCGCGAGCGGAATGTGAATAAGGAAGTCAGGTACTACAAACGTGCGTTCAAAGAATATATCTATGACTACACGAAAGACGCCGACTACCTGCAAAAGAAGGGCAAAGAGAACTCGTGGAAGAATGTAAAATCGCCAATTCGCGACAAGTTGCTCGTCATCACTGATGAGGGATGGAAGATATATCGTTCGACTAATGGTGTCTCTTTCCATGATTTGGCTACCACTGTCGGCAACCTTTTCAGGAAGAATCCCTTTGCTTAGAAGTATGTACATCGGTGCCTCAATCGCCATTTCGTGGGCTTGGGGCACATCTTTAATCATCGGAATGCAGATTGCCCAACAGAAAGGCTTCGGAGCTTTTCTCACGTGGGCAACAGCAAACTGCCTGACGCTTGTTTTCTTCTCCATTCTTTGGAGAAAAGGGCTAATCCGAGAAGAAGTTTTGGGTAAGCCTTACGTCAAATGGCTCGCATTAATCATTCAGTGTTTTTGCCTCATCGTGCAGTTGAAGGTAATTGATGATGTAATGCGAAGCCTCGGAGCATCTCCTGTATTGAGTTATGGGCTTGTGACGGCTATCGGGCTCGTGTTCATTCTTGCAATGTATCGCAAGGGGCTTGACATGAGCATCCTGACGGACAACTACCAAGGAGCTATGACGCTCATTGCTTTGGCTGTTGGTATCGGTACGAGCATCTATTGCGACGTTCCGCGCTATGTCATTCCGAGTAGCGAGAATTCAGATTTAATGTGGGGTGCGTGGTCAGCTTGTATTCTGATGAGCGGAATTATTACGGACATTCAGCATTGGCAAAGAGCAAAGAAAAACGGCAACGGCTATGCGTTTGAGTGCGCCGCTGTGATGTTCGCTGTTTATCTTTCGCTTGTGTACACGCTTGCGCACTACCATTTGAACAGCATTGGCTATATCTGCCTGTTGATTGCTGTGTTGGGGGTTACGACGTCAACAATCGACTCAATTGCCGTGGCGATGCATCGAATGCACGGCAAGAAAGTCGGCACGATTACGGCGTGTTTCTTGTGTGTCTTTTGGGGTGTGTTTGCCTCGGTTGGCGTTCTAACGCTCTGGTCAAACTTCGGCGCAGTACGTGTTCTATTAGCGTGCATCATCGTCGGACTAGGAATTGAATATAGGAGAAAAGAAAATGTCTACAGGCTTGCTCAGCATTTTAGGCGCTAAAACTGTTAGGCTTATCACCACGATTCACCCTTACCCCCCCTTTTGAGGGGTTTTTCTTTTATAGAGCATCGCGATGAAACATTAACTCACACAGGCGATTTAACAGAATCATGACACCACAAGTAGAGCCATCAAAGGTATCCGAGTATATTGCGGATGTAGCGTTACCTGTTGTTCCTCCCATAACAGTAACCTCAATGACTCTCTTAGGATTCCCCCTTAAAGAGTGGGTATATGTAGCCACATTGATTTATACCTTTGTGGCTACTGTTGCCCTAGTTAAGAAAACATTCTTTAATCAGGCGCATCCCATTGAGTACTTTAAGGCTGTCCTAGAGCAGTATAGTAGAAACAACAATAAGGAGGCTAGTATTGGCAACAAAAGAGAAGAGTGAACTAGAAGGACTCTTAGGGGACATCCATTCGGTACTCTTAAAAGACTTATTAGAGGACTTAAAGAATCCCAAAAAGAGAACCCCTCAGTTATACAATGCAGTTATCAAAGAGTTAGAACGTAATGGTATTGATTGTGTCCCCAAAGCAGGGGATGAATCAGGGGATACCCTAAAGGCTATCTTAGATAACGTAAAGGAGGACTTAGGTGATTCAGTCTACTTCACAGGTACAGCATCCTCAATCAGGGCATAATAAAAGTAACCCCCTTAAACCATTCTTTGATAATTTCCCCTTGTTTGTAGGCTTAGTGTGGCAATATATCGGGTTACCTAAGCCTACACCGATTCAGTTAGACATTGCTAAAACTCTTCAGAATCCCCCTAGTAATCGGTTCATTCTAGAGGGATTTCGAGGAGTAGCCAAGAGTTTTATTACGTGTGCTTACGTAGTGTGGTCGCTTTGGAGAGACCCCCAATTAAAGATTCTTATAGTGTCAGCAAATAAAGAAAGAGCCGATGCTAATGCTACTTTTGTAAAGAAAATAATGAATACCCTGCCCTTCTTGGAACACCTAAAGGCTAGAGAAGGACAGAGAAATACTCAGAATCTTTTTGATGTAGGCCCTGCTAGACCTGACCACTCCCCTAGTGTTAAATCTGTAGGTATCGAGGGACAACTTACGGGTTCTCGTGCAGATATTATAGTGAGCGATGACGTCGAGATTCCAAAGAACTCTTTTACACAAATCCTAAGGGATAGGTTATTCGAGTTAGTACGAGAGTATGACGCTATTCTTAAACCCTCAGAGAACTCCAAGATTATCTACCTAGGGACTCCCCAAAATGAAATGAGCCTTTACAATGCCCTCCAAGAGAGAGGCTATAAGTGCATCATTTATCCTGCTAGGTATCCCTATGATAGCAAACAGAGGGCTAACTATGGGGATAGATTAGCACCGTTCATTTCTGATGCTTATGAGAAGGATTCTGAACACTTAGCAGGGAAACCTACAGACCCCCTAAGATTTGACGATGAGGATTTACTTAAGCGAGAACTCTCGTATGGTAAATCAGGTTTCCTACTTCAGTTCATGTTAGATACTTCTCTAAGTGATACCGAGAAGTACCCCCTGAAGTTAAAAGACCTCATAGTGGGCAATTTTAGCCCCGTAGAGGCACCACTTAAGGTTAATTGGTGTCCTAGTACTACATTGAGGGTTGAAGAGCCTACAGTGCCGATTTTGGGGCTTAGAAACGATTTCCTTTATTTTATGCACTCTGCAAGCGAGGAAATGAAGGAATACGGATATAAGATAATGTCTGTTGACCCCTCAGGGAGGGGAACTGATGAAACTGCTTATTGTGTCCTTTATTGGCTTAATGGCTTTATCTACTTGATGGAAGTCGGGGGATTCAAGAGTGGTTACTCAGATGATACCCTTATATTACTATCTAAGGTAGCCAAAAAGTGGAAAATCAATGAGGTAGTTGTCGAAGGTAACTTTGGCAACGGGATGTTCTCTAAGTTATTTGAGCCTGTCCTAAAGAAATACTATGGGGGCTGTGGTTGTACCGAAGTTAACTCTAAGGGACAAAAAGAGTTAAGAATCATTGATACACTAGAACCTGTAATGACTAACCATAAGTTAATCGTTACAGTGGAGTGCCTACAGAAGGATGCTGTCTCTTGTAATGAAGACTATAAGTACTCTTGTTTCTATC